ATTCTGAACGACTTTTTAATTTAGCTTTACGTTCCCTTTGTTTTTTCTTTTCTGCTCGTTCTTGTGCTTTTTGCGCATTATCTCGGGCTAATTTAATCGCACATTCAGGCGAGCATACTTTCTGTGTCGAGCTAAAGGTTTTTATAAACGCTTTGCCGCAGACCTTGCATTTATACTCTTTAGCCATTAGCCAAACACCATATTAAAAATCACCCAAACCGCTACAATCCAAAGTACAATTTTTAACTCTAGAATCTCGTCATCGTTTAATTTCATTTAAAATCCCCATCTATCGTTAAATCTCACACCATTTTGTACACCCCATGCGGTCGTATATTCAATCAAGCTGGCCATGCGTCTAACACCCATTTTTGATGTTTGCTCCCGTACATTAACCAACTCTCCTTCAATTCCGGTAACCAACTTATAGGGTAGCTTTGTTGCGATGGTATGCCCGCTCACCAATAAATTTTTCCATCCGTATAAATCGTATTTGTCGCCTTGCCATAACGCCTGATTTGATATATCACCAAGCATTGCATGAAATTTATCGTTCTGCTCCATTGAGCGGGTTTTTACTTTTATCTCCACAACAAGAGGATCTGATTCGCTTATTGGCAATTGGCGGATAGTGTCGATCACTCGATTTCTTACTGCCTCATTGACTAAATACATCCGAGGGTAATTATGCTCCATCGTAACCACCTACTTTCTTAATAAAATCAAGACTTACTGAACGTGTGACAAAATCTTCCATTGTTGGATCAAACACTACGACCATTTGTCCTTTGCTATTCCCTTTGATTTCTTTTCCTGTTACAGGGTTGATAAATGCAATTCGACCACCTGTAATATCAATCACTTCATTTGCCACGCCTTGAATGTGTTTTTGATACCATTGAGTAGATTTATCATTGTTGAGTAACATCACAACTAAATGCCCTTTGTCTTTTAATTCCTTTGCAGCCTTCAAAAATGGAGTTACATCCGAATAAGGCGGATTGACATAAAACCGCAGATTACGATAAGGGTAAGGCGTATTTGTATCTAAAAAATCTCTACCTAGTGGACTACCCTTGCCAACCCAACTTTGACAAAGTGCATTGTGTTCATTCGCACAGCCATCAATATCAAAATCGAACCGTTTGTCTAGCCATTCAAAGACATGGCGGGGTGTTTGCCATGTATCTTTATCAAATTGTTGTTCTGTCATTGCAATGCCCCTTTCATCATTGCCATCAAGCTATCGCGCGCCTTATCAGCCTTAGCTTTATCGTAAAAACTTGGTTTTGCTGGAATCATCTTTGGAATATCCTCAAAAGGAAAATTCGACCGCACTTTTTCTGCCGCTTCTGTGAGTAATTTTGGAATAGCTTTCAACGTGTCCTCTTCCGATTTTTTCTTGCACTTTTCGTACAGATTTTTAAGCAACCAAAATTCCACTTTTGAACGATATTGAAATTCATCCCGATTGAATCGGGCATAGCCTAAGAAAGTTTTATAACGTTGGTATAATTCCGCTTCGTTCGGTAAACCCAGTGCGTGATAGTCTTCACTGCACCAAGTAATGAATTGTCCTACACTCGGAAAAAATGGGCTTTCGGATTTTGCTGCCAAGTCCAGTCCTCGTTTTAGGGATTGAGGATTCACTACGCCCGCTTTGAATAATTCTTCGAGCCAAACTTGCTTTGTTTCGTTGTACTCAATCTCGCTGTCAAATGATTGTTTCCATGCTGGAAAGATGGATTTCAATCGCACAAACATCCGGTCAATTAAGCGAACGGCGTTGCTGGGAATACTAGACTTTGTGACCGTACTTTTTGCTGGATCCATTGGAATTACGTTTTTCATCTCAACTCCTCCGGAATGAGTTCAGGATCGATATTTAATTTTCTGCCAACAGCCCAAGAACCGTCATCGGCAAAAGTGCTTGTTTTTCGGGTGTTTGTAGCCGTTGCTATGCTGTCACCGCGCCAATTCCAGCTCGCATTAAATCCGCGCCAATCTCTTTCAATGGCGATTGCGATTGCTTCCTCCAGCGTTATCCCAGCTTTGTCAGCTTCGCGCTTATACCCATTGAGCGCAGTTTCGGTGATGGTCGCTTTTTTGGATTTGCGGTGAGTGATGAAGTCATCGGCAAGCTGACCAACGATTCCAAATTCAGCAAGCAAAGCGAGCGAATTTTTTTGCGTAGTTTTTTTATTTGTATTTTGAGTAGTGTTTTTTATATTGTTTTTTGTGTGTGAACTTTCTTCACAGGTGACTTGTGAACTTTCTTCACAGGTGCTGTGAACTTTTTTCACATGTGAACTTTCTTCACAGGTGGTTTTTGAGTAAGAATTCACCGCATAAACGCCAGTGTTTCTTGCGCCATTTTTTTTAATTAACAAGCCGTATTTAACAAGTGATTCACAGGCTTTAATCACTGCACTATTGCTTAGTCCAGTTGCTTTCATAAACTGACTGATTGAGATATTGTCGCTTTCTTTATTCCAGCCTTTGGTTTTTCTGATGACAACCAAGTAACACTTCAATTCCGCCCCGGTTAAATCAGGCAGTAGCTCATCAATAACAGCATTTGGCACCTGTAAAAAATTAGGAATAAATTTAGATTCGTTACTCATGCCACCGCCTTATTTAACATCGTGGATAATTTTGCCAATCCCTTTGCAGTTACTAATACTTGAGGGTAGATTTTTTCCGTGCCGTCAGGTTGTGTGACAGGGTGTGCTTTATGCTCTAAATAACCGCGCTGCAATTTGTCTTGATAAGCAATCCAAGCGGATCCAACAGTGCGCTTATAAATCCAACCATGAGCAAATAAAAATTGGGTGAATGCTCTTGGTTGCATTTGTAAGTGTTTTGCAGCATTAGTGAGATTCATTGCGCCTTCGGTTGCGGTTGCTAAACGATCAAACGCCTCCGCCTTTGGGGTAAGCTCGATCACCCTTTCGGAATACGTTGCAAGCGCGCCACGCAAGTAAACTGGGTCGTTTAATAGCATCATAGGATCAGTGGATTTCGCCACTTTTTCCATCTCAATAAAATATTGTCTGGCTTGTTTTCCTTTTTCGTTGCGCTCAACCATTGATAGTTCTTTTGCCATATCAATGGAAATGTGAACTTCTTTCTGAGGGCGACCCCCTACATGGTTTTTCTCATTTTTGAGTAAAACTACAAAGTCTTGATTTTCAACGAATTCATATTCTGAGATTCGTCTTTGGATCCAGTCTGAAAATCTCGTTGAGACTTCCAAGAATGAATGTAATTCTCTCGCATTTACCGTTTTAACTTCGGAATTGTTGATTTTGCTATTGCTAATCTGAATTAGATTTGCCATAATCACCTCGTTTAACACTTTATTAATTAGCCACGGTTGCCGCCGTGGTTTTTTATTACCGTTTATTTAGCGAGATCACGCACTCGATTGAGTGTTGTGTTGCTGCTAAATGCTTGTTTAATAATTTGCGGATCACGTCTTCTTCATCGGTTGTGATTTCGCCATCTGCCAGCGCTTTTTCTAACTCCTCAAACAACAATCCACGAGCGGACAGTTCACGCAGTTGTAAAGTTGAGATTTCTACTGAGTCCAATTCGCCTGCGACTGGTGCCGGTACAAAATGGCCGCCAGCACTTCGGCAAAGCTCCTCGATAAAATCAGTACAGCCATACTCAAGCTGCAATGCGATTAATTCTTCGTTTTTAAAACGTTGCCCTTTCGTCTGATAAAGACGATTGTTCAGCTCTGCCTCTGAAAATCCAAGAAACCCTGCAACCGCACTTTTGCCGCCAGGTATCTTTTCAATCATTTCCATAATGACTTTCTTCATTGCCATAATTTTTGCCTTATTTTTATGGTTTTCTTTTCAATTGGTGTTGGTAAATTACAGTCATGCGATAATCGCAGAGCCTGACTTAATAGGTTTGCTAAAGTGTCGAATTTCTTCCGCAGAGACAGAACCGCCCAAGGCTTGAGATAGAATCTCGGAATATCTGGTTTCACCTGTATATTCAGTTCTTGGTAGAGAATTTGATGTGCGCCATTTGTAAACAGCTCGAACAGAAAGCCCACATAAATCTGCCACTTTAGCTGCACCCAAAGAGTCAATAATATGTTTTAAATTTCCCATATATAATCTCTTTAAATGAACTTAAAGTACATCCTAAAACAGAACTGAAAGTACTTCAAGTTTTATTTATAATTGAACCGTTAGTTCAAAGGTGAAAAAATGATTACTGAAGAAAAAATTAAACAGGACTTTGCTGCACGGCTAGACATTGCATGCAAAAGAAAGAACTTGCCAGAAAAAGGCAGGGGAAAAGTTATTGCAGACATACTGAAAATTACGCCAAAAGCCGTGAGTAAATGGTTCAATGCGGAGACATTGCCAACTCAAGCAAATATTTATGTATTGGCTGATTTTTTGGGTGTGACAAAAGAATGGCTAACTTATGGCGATAAGAATGCCTCTATTGAGAAAATCGAAAAGCAAATATCCTACCCTTTGCTAAGCCCAATCCAAGCTGGACTATGGACAGATATTAAATCGCTTGAAGGGTTTGACGGTTACGAGATGATCCCAAGCACAGTCATAGCCTCTGAAAACTCTTTTTATTTACGCATTGAAGGGAAATCTATGCTCCCCCGTTTTAATGAGGGCGATCTGGTTTTAATCGATCCTGATATTGCGCCAACTCCAGGGAAATTTGTGGCCGCAATCAATGGCAACAATGAGGCGACATTTAAACAATACAAAGAGCTTGGCACAAGAACACCAGAAGGCATACCGCACTTTGAGCTTGTTCCGCTTAATCCAATGTTTCCAACATTAAGCTCACTCGACCAAGAAATCCGCATTATTGGTGTGGCAAGAGAGCGTGTAGAAACGTTATAGTGCGGCAATGCGTAGAAGTCTTCAACACTAAATAATTATTAAATGAGGAAATTATTATGGATAATTTAAAACTTGAATATTTTTCTAATATTAATTTAAATGACCCATTTTTTGATAGTTTAAAATCTGATTATAAAGAATTTACTGATTGGTTTAATAAAAAACAAGAAAAAAATGAATGTGCATTTATTTTTATAAACGATCAAGGTTTATTAGATGGTTTTCTTTATTTAAAAATAGAAGATGAAGAACTCAATGACATTAAGCCAAACCTACCAAGTAAAAATAGATTAAAAATAGGCACGCTAAAAATAAATCCACATGGAACGAGACTAGGAGAGCGATTTATTAAAAAAGCCTTTGATATTGCACTCATAAGAAATATTGATGAAATTTATGTTACTTTATTTGAAAAACACGAAGCATTATTAAATCTATTCCAGAAATATGGGTTTGAAACAAGGGCAATAAAATCAACACCTAATGGTAATGAATTGGTGCTATTTAAAAATATCTCCCTTATAACAGGAGATATTGTTAAAGACTACCCGAATACGCCTAAAATTTCAGATCGCTATCTCATTTCACTTTATCCAAACTGGCATTCTAGGTTACTCCCTGATTCTATTTTAAAGAATGAAGATCCTGTATTACTTATTAAGGATACATCACACACTAATAGCATACACAAGATTTACCTTACTGCTATGGAAGGAACGGATCGCCTAAAAACAGGAGATACATTAGTAATTTATAGAACAGCGTCTGACGGTAAAAGCGCTGAATATAGCGCTGTAGCAACATCTATTTGCGTGGTAGAAGAAGTTAAAAATATTAATGACTTTAAAACACTAGATGACTTCTTAAAATATACATTATCATATAGCATTTTTTCTGAGAAAGAATTGACTGAGTTTTTTAAATATAAAAAATATCCAGTAATAATTAGATTCACCTATAATATTGCATTAAATAAGCGTATAATAAGAAAATCATTAATCGAAGATATTGGTATAAAGCGCAATCAATATTGGGGATTTATTAAATTAACTGAGCAACAATATAGAGATATATTGTCACGAGGAGAGATTAGTGAAAATCTTGCTATCCATTAAGCCAGAATTTGTAGAAAAAATAATTTCAGGTGAAAAAAAATTTGAGTTTAGAAAATCTTTACCAAAACGTGAAGGCATAACAACAGTCGTTGTTTATTCCACAATGCCTGTAGGAAAAGTGATTGGCGAGTTTAAGGTTAAAAATACTCACTCTTATGACCCAGAATACCTTTGGGAAAAAACGAAGGAATTTTCAGGCATTACCAAAAATTTCTTCGATGAGTATTTTTCCACAAAGGCTTTGGCGCACGCATTTGAAATTGATTCATTTAAGCTATACGATGAACCGCTAGTAATTTCAGATGTACTGCCTTCTGGCACGCCTCCACAATCATATTGCTATATCAACTAGTTTAAACCGCCTTCTGGCGGTTTTTTATTAACATTTAAACTCCGCAATCAACTCCTCTAGCACAATCCTCTCCTGCTCATTAGCGCGCACAATCCTCAACTCTTCATCTACGCGCGACACTATCTCATTAATCCCTAAGCTATTAATCCCTTCGCAATTCAGAGAGATTAGCCATTTTTTAAACTCTTTTTTCATAATTCGCCCTCCTTATCGGCAGGGGCATAATAAACCAACCTCAATTTAAACCAACTATCGCTACCAAAATTTGCGATCAGCATCGCAAAAATCTCAAAAATACACCACAAAACACAAACTTTATTTTGTAATCGATTAAAAAATAAGCAATTAAACGCCATTTCAGAAAATTTATTTCTTTACAAATCAATCAAATATGAACAATTAGTACATTTTATTAAAAATATGTACTTTTTGTTCTTGACTACAATGAACCATAGGTACATAATTAACCCATCAAAACGAGATACACAATCTCGATGCTCTTTAAAAACTTGGTCTCGTGCGAGATATAAATTATCGGCTGATTTAAGTCGAGTAACCCCAGAGCAGAAAACTGTACTGCGTGTTTAACCGAAGTGATGTGGTTGGCAGGTCAATGGCAGCGCTGTTTATATCTTTAAGCAATCCCTTAGAGGATACGAGTTCAGTCGGGGAAATGGCAAACAAGCCCACGGACTGGTTTATTTCAAAGCATATTTGAAGTTAAGACATCAATATCAAGTGTGCTTTGAAATGGTAAAACCATTACAACACTTATTTAAATAGGAGAAATAAAAATGGCAAAAACAAACGTACACGAGTTTCTTGAAGAGCTTGACGCAGGGATCTTTGAAAATAAGCTCGCCACAGCTCTTTCAGAGGTTGCATTGGGTGTTTTAAATAATGACAAGCAAGGCACAGTGAAGGTTGAATTTACATTAAAGAGAATGGATAGCGATAATCCATCTGTTCAAATTCAACACAAGCTAAGCTATATCAAACCTACAAAACGCGGGAAATCTTCCGAAGAGGATACTACTGCAACACCAATGTACGTACATAAAGGTGGTGCACTTTGTGCAACGCCTGAAAAACCAGAGCCAACACCAAATGGCACTTTAAAAATTGTAAAAGCAGCATAGGAGCTTTAAATGAACGAAAATTTACAACAACTTAAAGAACTTGTTTTATCTAGTGTTCACGTAGGAAAAAGCGATTATCCAATCGCTATCCTGCCAAGTGATATGAAAATCCATTCATTGGAATCACAAAATCAATTCCGCAATCAATTTCGTGCCGTATTTTCAACATATAACTTTGATAGTTTTACTGCTTATGCCGCACAGTATCAGCAAGAAAATGCTCAATGTTTTATTGACGAAAAAAATCTTGGTGCAGAAATTGTCTTTGATATTGGCTCTCTCAAACAACCTCTTCACGCCAACCATCGCGCACTTTTAAATATGGAAAAAACGTCGGCATTTAAAGCACTATGTGATTTCCAAGGTAAAAAATGTGATCAGCGTGAATTTTCTGAATGGCTTGAAGATTGGCGCGATTTCATCACTGCTTACAGTGAGGATGATGAATTAATGTCATTCACTTCAGCAATTCAAGCGGTGCGTAAAATTACTTTAGATTATGCTAGAAATGAAGAACACGAAGTTGGGGAGTTTGCTGCATCACGTTCAGCGATGGAAAGTGTAGAAGCGAAAAGCAAGTTACAACTACCGAAATATTTTGTGTTTAACACGCACACATACAAGGGCTTAGATAGCCAAGCATTCACGCTTCGCTTATCAATCCTTACGGGTGGTGATAAGCCAATGCTAGTAGCTCGTTTGATTAAAGCAGAACAAATCCAAGAATCTATTGCGCAAGAATTTGCGGATAAGCTCACGCTTGCTTTAAAAGAAACAAGCATTTCAGTCAGTGTTGGCACAATGCAAATCTAAACTAAGCTTGAGCCTTGCAAGCATAAAGAAAGGCACTCATCATTAACCTGTTTTGAATTTTCGACAATTTGGTTACAGAAACAAAGTGCATAACGGTATTAAGCGGTCGTTAGATTAAAAGCCCTAACCTACTTAATAACACTGTGGTTTAAAGTCTGCCCATGCAAAGCCAGTGAAAAACGGTGCAGTTGCCGAAAGTGGAGCTCAATCAGGCGAATATCCCAATGTGGATATTTCAAAACACATTTGCTAGTACAGAGACACAACGGCATGTGAAACCGTTGCGAATGATAGATGAAGTGTGTTTTGAAATGGCAAACATAAAACAAACGAGGTTAGCCGAGCATGAGGGCTTAAAACTTATGCAACCTATAAAATTGGTTCCTTAGGTTTGCCCTCCGTAAAACGAGGGCTTTTTTTAAAGAATGAATATTTGACACCTCCCCCACTTCGGATTAAGATATTCTCACTTTCAACAGAAAGTCGGTAGCCACAATTAAGTGGCTTTTTTTGTATCTGAGAGGTAAAAAATGAACCAACTCTTTGCCCGATTCAGCAATGTAGAAGGAATGAATGCGCGTTCTAACGTGCTTGTCAGTCTGCTGTGGTTGTTTTTTCTTACGCTTTGCTCAACCATCACTTACGGAATATGGGGTGAAAAAGAAATCGTGCAATATATTCTGCTTGCCTTTCTTGCGGTTGAATTATTCACGATTATTGGCGTTTATGTCTATTTTGCCGTGAACAATCCCGATTGCCTGCGCTCTGAAACGTTTACACTTTCTAAATTAGCCATGGAAAAAGGGCATATTGGTGACGGTGTAAATGGCATCGAACAACGCGAACCCGATCAACACCAAACACCAGTGATTATCGGAGTGAAAGATGATTAAAAAATACATCATTGTTGCGAGTGAAGATATTAATGCTGCTTTGCAAGATAAAATCACCAATTATTTCCAAGAAAAAAAAATGAATATTTGGCACTGGATTACCAATGTTTGGCTATTGATTGATGACAGCGGTGTATCGCGCAATCAAATCCGTGATGATTTATTAAAAATTGTAAAATCAGGGCCATTGCTAATTTTTGAAGTAAGCGACCCTGCGCAATGCACCGGCTTTACATCGCCGAAACAAGCGAAATGGATATTAGATAACTGGATTAATGACGAACCTGTTTTTTAATCCGCATACTTGACAACACCGCTCACATCAGATTAAGATACCCCCACTTTCAACAGAAAGTCGGGATCGCAGTCCTGAATGATTAGAGCGGTGAAAAAGACAGTCGCTCAAAAGCGACTTTTTTTATAGCCGCAAAACAGCAAATCTACCTTTTCCCCAAATTTGGTGAAAAGTCCAATGATGAACTGTTTAGGAGGATCGAAAGATCCGCCGTTTACTCTAATCAACGGTACTGCGAATCCTATTCAGTTCATCACCAACTATTCGCAGTGGTTCGTGATGAGTTCTAAAACTTTGATTAGAGAATCACAAAATGACAAACTTAAACTTAATTCCTGTTTTTAACGGCTTAATTCAAAATCAACCTGTTCAATTTTGCAATGCACGTGAACTTCACACTTTCTTAGATATTGGCAAAGATTATTCTACTTGGATCAAAGACCGCATCAACGAATATGGTTTCATCCAAGATGAAGACTACCTCGTCATCACCGAACGCACCAACGGACGCCCACGCAAGGAATATCACATAACCCTCGACATGGGCAAAGAACTCGGCATGGTCGAAAGAAACGAACGAGGCAGACAAATTCGCCAATACTTCATCCGTTGCGAAAGAACATTAAAAGCCTTGCAACCACCGCAACAGCTCGCCTTGCCAGAACCTGAGAAATTCACCTTTGAATTTACCGAATATGAATTACAACAGCTTGCTTGGTTATGGTTCGCTTTCAAACGTGGCGTCGGCACATTCCAACATATTGAGAGAGCCTTTAACGTTTTAGGCTCGAACATGAGTGGGCAAATCTACGGACAGGCTTACGAATATTTAAGCGTGTTACGCTCTACCAATCAAATCTTAAACCGCATCACAAGCGATTTTAACATCGACCAAATGACAAACTGGCGTGTATTAAAACACTTGCGAGGCTTTAATCCAAAAGCAGTCAAAATCGACTTCTAAAACAAAGAAAAATCCGACCGCACTTTTGAAAAATCGTGTGGCGGATTGTTACACCCTAAATTCACTAAATTGACGAAAAAGGAAACAAAAATGCAAAAATTTACTGATGTATTCGCTGAAACCATCCCATTTCTTTGTAAAACAGCCATCGCCTTTGCCCTCGCTTTTTTAATTGGTGGTATTGCCTACTGTTTTGCCGATGAACCTACCGACTGGCACGACAACACACTAAGCGAACAAATCCAACAAGAAGAACGCGCGAAAGCAAAGGCACAATGGCGTGAAGAAAACGGCATCTATCAAGCAAATCTTACCCCACAGGTCAATGCTGATATGTATCGTTATGTCGAGCAAAAACAAGCAGAAATTAACCGCACTTGGAGTAAATAATGAGACTGACTTACAAAACCTACGCAGAATCGGCAGTAAAAGCAGAAAAGAAAGGTCATTACCTTGATGCAGCAAAGAATTGGGCTGACGCTAAACGCCATACCGCAGTACAAAAGAATATCGAGTATTGCCAACACCGCATCGATTTTTGCGAAAGACATCACTTCCGATTGAAATCAATGGGGGAAATAAATGAAAAGACACCTGCCTCCAGAAATGTGTGATACGCCAGACGACTATTACAGTCAATTTGAGCAAAAACCCGAAGAAGATTATGAGCCAGAAGAAGATTGGCGTGAACCTGAAGATGCTGATTGTGAATATTGGCAATCCAATTGTTATGGGAGAGGTTAAAAATGGAAGAAACACCGCGTGAACGCCTAGAAAGCAAGGCAGATTTGCTAAATGCTATTCGAAATTGGTTATGGCAAGAACGAATTACGCCAGAAGAATTACAAGCTGAAATTGAATATATCCAACACAACCCACTACCATTTTAAGGAGTTATGATGAAACTTTACGAAATCACCGAACAACTCGAAAACATCAAGGAATTACTCGAAAATCCTGAATTTGCAGACAATGCGGATATTGCCAAAGCATTAGATGCGGTGCAGCAAGATTTTGACAAAAAAGCTGAGAATGTCGTCTATGTCATTAAAAATACAGAGGGCGATATTGAAGTGATTGATGCTGAAATTGAACGCTTGCAAGCAATGAAAAAACAACGCCAAAACGGTATTGAGCAGATTAAAAACTATCTCAAACACAATATGGAAGCAACAGGCACAGCAAAAATTAACTGCCCTTTGTTTACCATTTCTTACCGCGAAAGCAAGCAAAGTGCGGTGCAATTAGATGAAGATTTATTCCTTGCCAATAACTGCGATGAAACCCTTGTTAATGTGAAAATCACAGCGAATAAAACTGAGATTAAAGCACGATTAAAAGCAGGGGAAGAAATTCCTGGTGCGAAATTGGTTGATAGCCAAGTTCTGACGATTAGATAGGAGATAAAAAATGAGCATTGCTACATTAATTTTAGGCGAAAGCGGAACAGGAAAATCAACCAGTTTACGCAATTTCGACCCGAAAAAAACCTTACTGATTCAATCCATTCACAAGCCACTACCATTTCGCCCAAAAGGTTGGCAACAGTGCGAAAAAGGCAAAGGCGGTAACATCTTCACCACTGATAATGCCGAACAAATATGCAAAGCAATGGCGCGTGCACCGCAAGATATTATCGTGATTGATGATTATCAATACATCATGGCGAATGAATTTATGCGTCGCGGTATGGAAAAAGGCTTTGACAAATTCACCGATATTGGAATGAACGCATGGAAAATTTGCGACCTTGCCGCCAAACTTCCAGCACACAAGCGCGTTTACATTCTCGCACATACACAAAATGATGATTATGGTCGCACTAAAATTAAAACCATCGGGAAAATGCTAGATGAAAAAATCACTTTAGAGGGCATGTTTACGATTTGTTTGCGCACCGCAGTGAAAGATGGCATGTACCAATTTTCCACCCAAAACAACGGTTCTGACACTGTAAAAAGCCCGATGGGATTATTTGATAAGCTGTTTATTGACAATGATCTGGCATTAATTGATGGCATTATCTGTGATTACTATGACATTTCACAAGATGAAGCCAACGTAGAAAAAACAGAACCAACCGAACAACCAACCACAGGAGAAAACTAAAATGGCAGTCATGTTCACTTACAACGAAGAGCAAGCAGTAAAAGGCGGACAACCTGCTTTTATTACAGAAACAGGCGCATACGTGGGGAAAATTCTTTCCGCTAAATACACTAAATCACAAGGTGGTGCACAAGCGATTGAATTTTCCATTGAAACCGATGATGGAATGCTAGGTAATTATCTTTCCGTCTATTACAAAGGCAAAGATGGCAATGATTTATCAAGCGGCTTAAATATGATCCAGGCGATTATGGGGGTTACAGGCGTCAAAGAATTGACGGTGAAACGACAAGGCAATGATGATATTGCACCAGAACTCACTAATAAACACATTGGCCTGTTCTTGCAAAAAGAACTCACGATCAAAAACGATGGCTCGGACAGCTACCGCTTTTCCATTACCTGCCCATTTAGTGCAGCATCAGGGAAAACATTAGCTGAACATCTTGCAGGGGAAGAGCCAAAACGCATTCAGTGGCTAATAGATCACGCCAAAGATAAAGATAGCCGTGCTAAAAATACACGCCAAGAGCAATATCAGGCACAGCACCAATATTATCAATCCACCGCACCAAGCTACCCGCAAAGACAGCCTGCATCAAGCAACAGTGGGTTTAACGATGATATTCCGTTCTGAAATCCATAATAAGCCACTAACCAATAGTGGCTTTTTTATTATACAAATTTGAGAGATAAAAAAAATGGCCGAAGAAAACAAAGAAATTATAGCTTATAAAGGGTTTAACCAAGACTGGACTTGTCGAGGTTATCAGTATGAGGTAGGCAAAACGTATGTG